CTTTAGTTCATGAATCTTTCTATTCTGTATTCTATCAACTAAACGATCAAATGTAAAGAGGTCAGACTTATTAATTACAACTATTTTTACAAATTTATTATCTAAATGGTCCACATTAAAATCTGAATAACTTTGTCTTGAATCATCATATACAATCTTTTCGTATAGAGTGTATGGATTTCTAATGGCTTCCATTTCACGAGTTTCGGTATCTATCACATGAAAGTGTTTGTTATCGTGAGCATCAGACCAGAAAAATTCCATCTGAGTGCCTAGATATGTTATATTATCTTTTACTGATTTAGTATGAAAATGGCCAGATAAAACTTTTTCAAAGCGTGAGAAAAGCTTATGATCCATACCATGTTTATTTTCTATGCCTCTCATCATCTCAAATCCACTAAGTTCAAGATGACCGCCTAACCAATCTGCTTTACAGTTCTTAACAAACTCCATAGATTTATCGTGATTTTCTTGAGTGATCCAAGGTAACATTGCAATCTTAAGAGAATCATATTCGAGAACACGAGGTTCCATAATAATATTAATTTCATTCATAAAGTGACCTAATAATTCTTTTAAACTATTTAAGTCGTTTGTATTCTTATAGTAAGTATCATGGTTACCAGGCACAATATCCATAGACATTCCGTAATCACGAAGATGTGATAAAAAATGTTTACGATTATGATTTAAAGCTCGGAAATTAATAAACTTACGATTATCATAATAATCACCAAGATGAATAATTTGCTTAATATCATGTTCTTTACAATACGGGAAAAAGATGTTTTCATAAAAATCTGCTGCATTATTTAAAAATACATCAGAGCTATTTCTAATACCACAGTGGGTATCATTTAATACTGCTATTTTCATTATATATCATTCCAAAAAATCGGATAAATCTGAATCTACGTTAACTGCTCTTTTTTTTCTATTTTTTACTACTTTTGAAAAAGTTTTAATTTCTGTATCATATGCTTTTACTTTATCAATTCTATCTTTAAGTGTATCAATAAAATGATTAGCAACTTGAGATGATGCATCATCAGTACCAAGTTCTGTAACAAGAAACGCATCTATTCCAGATTGAGCAAGATATTTTTCTTTAATTTCTTGCTGTTTCTTTTCTTTAGTAATCCTACGAAGAAAAGCATACCAAATGATCTGAGTAAAATAAGCAAACGCATTGGGTTTTCCTGTTCTAGTTGTAGCATTAATATTATAATTTTCTATAGCTTTTAAACAATTCTCTACAGCATCCATAACCATTTCTTCACGATATGTATATCGGATAAAGTTGGATTTATGAGATAGATTCTCTGCTATCTGAAGAAAACTCCTAGCGATATAGTCTGGTACTATTGGAAGTTTTTCTTCATTTTCTTTTGCTAAAGTTACTTTTTTCACATACTCTACAATAGCCAATGAAAATTCTGAATTATTAATATAGTGGATGTTTTTTGTCTTTTTTGCCATAAATATAAACCTTTTACATATATATTATAAACTAATTATCAACAGATGTAAACAACTATTTTTTTTTGTTTTTACATCATTTTTTGGTTTACAGTTGCACGAATCTAGTATATAATAAAAGAGTACTTAGTTGAGGATAGGGAATACTAATGAAGTTTAGTTTTATCAATAAAGTTAAATTTTAACACGTTATCAGCATCAATCTCTTGCGTTACATTTACTTCATCTTTTAAATTTTCTTCTTGTCTAGTGTTTAATTTTTCGTCTCGTTCTAATCTTGCTTCATTAATTTTTTCTGTAGCATTTTCATATTGTTCTAAAATATCTTTAGATGGCACCGTTGCTGCTATTAAGTGATACAGATTAATTGTTATAAAATGATCGGGTTCTTCTACATAAGTCATCCATGGTTTAAACATATAATAACTTCTTTCACTATCTAAATCTACTCTAGCTATTCTGAAAGCGCCTCTTACAACTATATCTTCCTCAAGTTCTTCCATTATCTCACAGATGATTTCAGAACCGTCGGCTATTTTTAATTGTTTAACATTGTTTATATCTATCATATGGAAACCTTGTAGAATTTAAATTTAAACTTTTCTTTTTTGTAAATCTTTAATCTTTCTTCGCTGTGAAGGAGCGCATAGTTTTTTCTTGATTTATGTTGGAAGTCATCTGATATGTCATAGAGTTTAGTAGTTGTTCCATCCTCTGATTTCCGTAATCCCCTCCCAATAGACTGGAGAACTTTGATCTGGGATTTTGACGGAGAAGCAAATATGATATTATGCAAGTTCCGTATATTAATACCAGTACTAAAAGTACCAAGACTAGCGACGATGATAGCATCTTTTTGACCCTCTGTTATTTTTCTAATAGCTTCTCTATCAGAAGTTTCTGTAGCACCACTTACAAAAAATACTTTTCTTCCCTCTTTAGCCTTAGTATTTATCAATTCAAAAAGAGGCTTTCCATGCTTCTCCACAAACTGAAATAAGACCAAAGTATTACCTTTCTGATCAAGAGCCAGGTTTCTTATAAATTTATTTCTTTGTTCATATCTTACAATATAATCTATTTCATCTTGGTACTGTAGACCTACCATTTGCTTTTTAATTTCTTCGCTATATTGTAACTGTATCATAAGAATTTCTAAGTCGGCAAGGGTTTGATTATCTTGCAAAGTTTTAGTTGTAGTAACTTTCATTACCCTACCAAAAAGACCCTCTAATACCAACTGATGTGTTTGTGTTCCATCAAGTGTACCAGTAGTACCATAGCGATATTCTGCTAGTTTACATTTATTCATAATATTAGTAAGCGATTTAGATTTAAAACCGTGGCACTCATCTCCTAAGATCATACCAAACTGATCAAACCAAGCAGGTGGCATTTTATAAATGGATTGCCATGTACTTATACAGATGGCACTCTCAAACTCTTTATCTTTACCAGAATAGATTTTATGCATACCAGTAGGATTTTGTCCATAATCGGCAAAATCTCCGTACATCTGTTCAACCAAAGATGTGGTAGGAACAATAATTAAAACCTTTCCTGCTCTTGGATAATTAAATCCGTCTGTAAGCATCTGAAGCCAATACTTAGCTAAACAGTATAAAATTAAAGATTTACCTGAACCCGTAGGTGATAATAGTATTGATCTTTTTCTTTGTAGTCCCTCACAGATAGCATTAAACTGGTAATCTCTTATGGATATGGATTCACCTTTGCTTTTTAGATCAAGGCTTTTTATAAATTCCATAATCTTATTAGGATCTATTTTATTATATGATTCTGGTAAACCATATTTACTTTTTTCATATTCTAGTTGATAATTTCTTTTTTCACAAAAATCTTTTACATAAGATATGAGACCACAAGATAACTCACAGTTATTCACGTTAAATAATCTTATCTTTCCGTCCCATACTTTATTTTTATATAGAGGCATAAATTTATAACCGGGAACAAAGAAAGAAAAATAATCAGATAGTTCTTGAGCAATACCCCAATCACATCCGATAATCATATTAGCATGATCTTTCTTCTGTATTTTAACTATATCCACTAAAAACCACCAGCTTCAAATTGTTTCCATTTTATAATATTACCTATAGTCTGATGTTTCCAATTAATATTGGTTACAATTTCTTGTAGTGTTTCAACTAAGGTTTTATAATAAGTTACTCTTTCTTCACTCTTTTGAATATCTATGTCGGAATCATAATAGTGATTCATATCACCTTTCATTACTTTCATTCCATTAAAAGGATCATATTCCCAACCTCTTTCTTCTATTTGTTCTTGAGTCATTTTATCATTATAATATAGCCACTTATCTTTAAGTAAAATTTTCTGCTTTAATTCAGTCTTTTTTAATTGTAGTTTAGAAATAGAAAGAAGTTGTAAATATTTTGCGTGAAGTTTTGCTATGTCAATTGATGATTTATCCAAATGGCTTTCATCAATTACACAGTCTTTTTTCCAATCATTAAGTATATCTTCAAGATTCAGCAAGTGCATCTCCATAATAAATAAATTTCAATATTAATAGTATCTATACTAATTCAAAGTATGATATTTTAAAGTTTACCGGAAAGGTAATAACTGGAGTTTCGGTACCAGATGCTTCTAATAATAGTGTTCCTATATTTGTCACTACACAGTCTATATATCTAATTTTTTTAACAACATTATTATGACTACTTAGTATAGACAATGTTATATCAACCACATTTTCATCATCTGTTATTATTTTATTTTTATTATTTGATGGAGTGACTACAAGACTTTCTAACCAATTATAAACTTCAGTATAACTTGTCATATTTTCATCTACTAATACATCAAATGCTAAATCGTCAACACCAATTGTATCTCCTGGAACAGCAATACTTTGAATTCGTTTATATGGTACTATAGGTGCAGTAACTGTTACTCCAGGATGAATAACTCTTTGAGCAAAAAATTCTAAATTGCCATATTTTTTTCTATCTATAACAACCTTAAAGTTGCTAGCCTGTAAAAAGTTAAAATTTTCAGTAAGGTCTGCCATGTGCCTCTCCGTTGAAGTTATATCTATTTATATTGATAAAAAGTACATTTTAGGGGTTTACAAGCGGTGTTTTTTATTATATATTGTAAGAGTAAATAGAATCGGAGAAAGATATGACTAAGTTTGATAAATCTAAATTTACTTTTCACGGTGGTTATCTTGAGTACACAGGTACTTACGAAGGTCAACCAACATGGGATCAAGTTGCTCCTAACTGTCACCCATCACGTGTAGGTATGCCAAAAGAATTATTCATAGCTCGGTTTAAATATAATGGTCCGTTTACTAAGGCTAAATTTCTAAAAGAATTAATCAAAAGCTTTACTGTTGAAGAGTATGTAGAAGCTCGCAAAAAAGAAGGTCCTGAAGGAGCTCCTCTTGAAATCTTAAAAAATAATAATCCTGAATGGGCTGATAATATCATGTTTCAGTGGTTAAAGAAGATGTCTAATAAGATGGCATAAAAAAAAGCCCCACGAATGGAGCTTAGTTGGGAGGGTTGAACCCCTCCCTTTTTTTATATTTAAATCTTATGCGTTAAGGATGTTATCCACACGGAAGATTCTGTAGTACTGGTTGGTTTTTGCTGCTGCAAGACCGCTTGCTGGGTTTGCTCCTACAAATGGGTTTGATACCATGCCGTAGCGAGTTTTGAACCCGATTTTTGGCTGGAAGTCATTCTCACCAACTGCACGTACCATAGTTAGTGGTACATATGGGCAATAGAATACACCGGCGTCATATGCGTTAGTACCTTTATAACCTACGGTTACATAATCGGTTGTTGCATATGGGTCGATATATACTCTTGTGCGTCCGTTAAGAACACCAGCAAAAGTATTACCTGTATCATCTACATTTAGATTAGTTGCTAATGCCGGAGCATAATCAAGCATACCTGTTGCAGACAAGCATGATGCTACGTCTGATGATGTGATGATAAAGTTACCGCGGCCTCTACGAGTTTCTTTAGCAATAGTATTTGCTTCACGCTCGATTTGTACCATAAGACCTTTGAACTTTTCCACTGACCAACGGCCATCTGCATCGTTCGCAAGATCAAACACACCATTAAGAGCTGTTTGAGCTGTAGCAGCACCAGTCTTAGCTTGTGAGTTGATTGTACGGATTACTTCACGGTTAATTTCTGCAAGAATCTCTGTTGACAAGATATTTGCCAATTCTGATTCTGCATCAAGACCATGAATTGCTTTCAAGTCTTGTGCTAGCTCTAGGCTATACTCTGCTTTCAACGCACGTGTTTTTGCAGACACAGTTGCTTTTTCAATGGTGAAACCCATTTCATTGAAAGTAGATGAAGTTGTACCAAGTGCCTCACCGTCTGCTGTTGGCATACCACCAGCAAAACCAGTAGTTACACGGTTATCATCTAAAGTGCTATCGCCGTTACCATCAGTTACACCAGAAAGACCTGATGGACCTGCTGAACCGTTTGCACCTGTTGAATCGCCACCCCAAGCAGTATTTGCTTCGTTGTACAATGCTTCAGTTGAACTTGTTGCACCTGCACCATAGCGTGACTTCATTGCGAAGATCAAGCCTGTTGGACCAGTCATTGGTTGCACACCACATACATCATATGCCATCATGTTTGGCATAGCACGACGCACGAGTGAGATAAGGATTGGATCCCAGTTACCTACTGAACCAGTGTTATTTGAAGGTGAGTTTTCTGTCAAGAAGCCTTGCTCTGCTTGACGCTGCTCAGCAAGAGCTTTTTCTTGGTTCTCAAGAACAACAGCTGTTACTGATTTTCTGTAAGAATCTTCGATTTTACCCGCTGATTCTTCATTGAGCACTGGTGCCCATTTCTCTGTGAGATTTTTATATGTATTAGACATTTTCTTTTGTCCCCTTAAATTAAGATGTTCTCAAAGCTGAGAGATATTTATCCATGTTGCTTGAAATTTCAGTTTCATCTGCTTCTTCTTCTACAACACTTTCATTAACCATTTCTACTGGTGCTTCTGTAGTTTCTACAGGTTTCTGAGCAAAATATGATTCTTTAAGTGTAGCGATTTTTGAAGCAAAATCTTCTTCGGTTGTAAAGTCAACACTTTCAGCAAGACTTCTAAGTTTTTCAACTTGTGTTTCTGCTAGGTCTTTAGAAGCTTCACGAATGCAAACTTCTTTTTTCATTGATTTTACAGATTCTGACATTTGCATGTTTTTCTCTGTCTGTGAATTTAATTGGTTTTCAAGCTCTTCAACTTGCTCTACCAAGTCATCCACAAGATCAATTTTGGATTCTGGAACTTCGATATAAGATTCAGTAAACAAGTCTTTCAAATTGTTCATGAATGTTTCTGCAATCTCTGTTCTCAAACCAGCTTCTACAGCCAATTTGTTTTCTTCCATCCAAGTTTCAACTACATAGTTTAGATAGCTGTCGATTTTTTCAACAAGCTCTCCACGTGTTTCGTTGAGACCTTCTTCAATTTCTGTTGCATACTGCTCTTCAAGGGCTGTTACTCTTTCAGCAATAGTTGCTTCAAGTTCAGCTTCTTTCTTAGCTACTGCTTCATTCACTTTTGAATTAACAGCTGCTTCAAAAATTGTTGCGGCTTTTTCTTTAAAGCCTTCCGCAAGACCTTCTTCATTAGCAATAAGTGCTTGTAGGTCTTCCTTGTGCTCAGAGACGACTACGTCATCTTCCATTTCGACTTCTTCACCCATCATATTTTTATATGATGCTTGAAGATCAGCTTTTTTCATAGCCTGTA